TTGTGAACGATCGTCTCTTCGTGGTTGGGGGTGAGGGTGTAGAGGATTTCATTGGGGTCGCGTGCGCCGCCTTCCTCGAAGGCCACGGACGGGTAGAGCCAGTGCATGAACTCGCCGGTCTGGTTGGCGAGGCGTTCGCGGGCATCGAACGTGACGGTGTTGCCGATCGTCTCGATGTCGTCCACGATGACGGTGTGGGCACGGTTGTTCTCAAGCGTGCCGCCGATGCCGACGACGGAGATGGACGGCTGGCGGTCCAGCGGGGCCATGCCCACGTCAAAGGACTTGGCGTTGTCGCGGTGGGCCTTCGTGGGCCGCATGTGCCGGAGGAACCACACGCTGTCGAGCCAGCCACGGATGAGCGTGGAGGTCTTGATCGCGGTCGCTTCGTTCTTGCAGACGATGACAGCCTTGCGGCGGGGATCGCGGAAGAGTCGCCACACGGCGTTGGTGGCGGCAACGAGGTAGGTCTTGCCGAGACCACGGCACCCGAGAAGGACGCGAGTGGTGGGGGAGGCGGCGGTCGCGTTGTCTACGAAGTCGTATTCGAGTTCGGAGAGCGGGGCGCGGCCTGTGCCGTCTGGACGCTCGGAGCCGATTTCAAGCCACAACTGACGGATGAAGAACTTGGCGTCGGAGTCGAGCAATGCGAAATACTCGGCCTGCTCAGGGGTCAGTCCGGGGGGTAAAAACATGCTGTGGGGGGTGGGGTAAACGGAGACTTTTTCAGGGCCAAACGTCGCCAGCCTTGCAGGGGACGTACTGGAAGCGGTCCTCTTGGCGACCGGGGTTCTCGTCGATGATGAGCATGAGTTCGTCGTCAGCGAACCCGCAACGGGTGAAGATGTCTTTCTCGTCGAGTAGTTGCTTGCGGTACTCGGGCGTGGTGTTCTCGTAGAAGACGCGGGCGGCACGGTCACGCTTGGACTGCTTGCGCTTGCTCACGGGGCAACCTCCACGTCGGGCTGGTCCTCTGGGTCGATCCACTCCAACGGCGCGGCGTAAGCCTCGCCATCCCGAATCGTCGGCCACGGCAGCATGTCCACCCCCTTGCTAGCGGATGATTTCGTTACGCGGACACAAGGTTTTCGCTGTGGCGGCGTTCGGCGTCGGAGATGCGGGCCTTCGCAATCTCGACGTACTCGGCCTCGCGTTCGATGCCGATGAAGTTGAAGCCTTCGAGGATCGCGGCCTTGCCGGTGCTGCCGGAGCCGGTGAACGGGTCGAGAACGGTTCCGCCCGGTGGGGTGACTAGGCGGCAGAGGTACTGCATGAGGGCGGTTGGCTTGACGGTGGGGTGATAGTTGCGGGCCTTGCGATCTCCGCCCCCAGACATGCCAACAGGATCGGAGTTGACCGCGCTCGGGATGCCGCCATTCAGGATTCTCTTTGTGCCGACGTTGAACCCTTCGAGACCGTCTTCGCGGTCGGCCTTGCTCGCCTTAGGGACGTATGCAAATCGGCTTGGTTCGCACCTTGGCTCCGCCCTTGCCTCGGTGTCCTTTTTGGTGGAGTTTGCGATGGCATCCCGCACAGACCCAAACAATAACGAGAGGCTGTTCGTAGTCGGGATGGTGTCGATGCTTCCCCATAGATCCGCAAAGGACGCAAGGCTTGGGATCAGGATAGAGGCGTTGGAGTTTCCAGTAGAGGCCAGAGTAACTAGTAATTCCTCGCTGCTGAAAGCCGAGGTCTTTGTTGCGACAAGAGCGACCGCAATAGAGATTGCGCATGAGTCGCACAGGTTTCCCGCAGACTTTACAGCCGGGGCGATCCTTTCGCTTGCTGGCCCAATAGCACTCACGCGAGCAATGAACTCGCTTGTTGCTTGGGAAGTCCATCCACGTTTTTCCGCAGTGCTGGCAAGTCTGTTTTTCCATGCCTGCACTGTATTGCAAGCCTCAGCGTAAGGCAAGCAACAAAGAGGGCACGTCGCGTCTGGTTCGCAACACTTGAAGAAGCGGGATGCGGAGCCGGAGTCGCCGAAACCGGGATTCCCCTTACGATGCGCCCCCGTTGGCACGTTTGATACTGCGCCTCCACCCGCATTGCCGATCCGCCCGCCGCTGCTTATTCCCGTCACCGGAAACCCCGCCACCACTTCATCGCTGCCGTCGTGGATTAGGTTGCTGGGCCATCTTCCAAGCGTTGCCCGCATTGGCGTGGTCAGGTTCCGAGCAAGGCTTTCGCGCCCATGCCACCCGCTCCCGCCGCGACCGCTTGGGTAGGACCATCCAGCGTCCGTCCCCACCCTACACCCATCCACATTAATCGCCCCCGTCCCCCACTCCTGCACGTTCTCGGCAACGGTGCCGGTGAGGGGTTTGCGGGCGACGGTGATCGGTTCCATCGCGGGCTTGAGGGCGGTGCCCCAGCCCTTGCGCTCGCCGTCGAGGTTGTGCGATTTCGGAAACCCCGATCCGTACACCCACGCGATCATGTCCCGAATCTCAAACCCCGCGTCCTCGATCCGCACGCACATCCGGTGCTGCGTCCGCGTGCCCGCGAACGCGAGCAAGTGCCCGCCCGGTTTCAGAACCCGCAGACATTCCGCCCACACGTCCGTACTCGGCACGTCGTAATCCCATTTCTTGCCCATGAACGACAGGCCGTAGGGCGGGTCGGTCACAACCGCGTCAACGCTTGCGTCCGGCATCGCGCGTAGTGCGTCCAGACAATCCCCGTGGATGACTTGCCAACTCATGCTGTTTGTGTCCTTAGCGGATGATTTCGTACTGAACGCGAGGCAGTTCATTCCCCCACTGGCGGATGAGGCTCAGGGCGGTTCCCCAAGTCGTCGTGTTCTCTTTCGTGGCGTACCGAGGCTTGGCAGGCCCGAGGTGCCCTGGATTGAACATCCATTGCGTGCCACGGGTCGCGGCGGTGATTTCGACGGGCTGGGGCACAACGACGGTGTGCGTGTGCCCTCGCACGGTCAGGAGGTTGCGGGGTCCACCCAAGAGCGACCACATCCGCAAGCCTTCCAGTCGATCGGACCCACGCCCGCATCCGGCCCCGTGGAAGAACGCGGTGTTGCCGATGCGGAGGATGCCGCGTCGGTCAAAGACGTAGGGGCGACGCCGCCAGCGTGCGAATGAGGCTTTCCATTCGGTGTTCTCAGGGCGGATGATGAGGTCGCGTGCGATCGACTTGGGGTTGGTCGGGTCGATGCGGTACTCGTGGTTCCCGTCCATCCAGTGCCAGCGGACGCGACCGGCCCGCTTGCCGAGGGCTTTCCACAACTGGTCCGACTGACGGGCCATGCAGCGGTATTCGCTGTAGGCGTCGGCGGCTTCGCTGCGTGGGTGTTCGGACGCCCACGAGTAGTCGCCCCAATCGCCGATGTTCACCACGTCGGTAATGTCGTTGCGGTTGCGTCCGGCTAAGTCAAGGAATCTTGACCAGTGCGGTTCGCTAGTAAAGTGCGCGTGTACGTCCGGCAGGGGCAGGATGCAGATTGCAGCCCTGCCTCGGGGTGTGAGAATCACGCGACCTCCTAATCGGCCCTGCGTGGGGCAAACGCGGCGGTGGCGTCCCCATGCTTCATGGTGTCAACCACGGGACCGATGGCGGCTGTCGCCATGTCCGCGTAGGGGCGAATCTGTTTCATGGTGCAGTTGGCGGATGAGTACCAGAGAACCGCACCGTCACACCCCAAGTCGCGGAGCGTCTTGATTTGCGTCTGCCAGAACTCCGGCGAGATAAGGCCGCGTCCGGCGCTGGGGTGAATCTCGGGGCTGATAAACGGGATGATCGGTAGCCCGATGCCATACGCACGCGCGAGCCTGCGGCACTCGTCAACCTGCCAGCGTGCGAACCGCTGCCAGTGCTGAATGTTGGTGCTGTTGACGTAGAGCGACGGGTGCAGCGTGTCGAAGCACTCGATCAGTTCCAACGCGAGGAAGTCGTTTGCGATCTGCGACCGGCGCAGTTCGTTGGTGTCGTTGGTGATGACGGAGTTGAAGACGTTGAAGCCCGTGGGCAGGATGCCGTACAGCCCCACGGGTGCCGTCTCGCTGCCGGTGCGAACGTCGGCGATGACCTGACGGATGAACGCGCAGTCGTTGGAAATGTCACGCCCGACGTGGATGCGGGTGTCCGAACGCAACGGGCGGTGAGCCTCGCCGATGCGGTCTGCACGGCTTTCGATGTTGACGACGACCAACGCGCCCGGCGAGAGCGTCGGCCATTTGCGGGCCTCTGCCGCGTCGTAGCGGGACACGTCACGCGCCCCGCCGGTGTTGGGCTTGACGGCGTAGAACCGCTGCCCGTCTACGAGAACGTCCACCATGCCGGGCAGGGGCGCACGGGGCAGGAAGGGCCGATCGTGCGGGTACAGGCAGTCGTACAACTTCACTGGTCAAAGTCCCCAATGGGCTTGGACAGTTGCCCGTCCGTGCCGGTGAGTTTCAGGTGCTTGTTGACTTCGCCCGCGAGTTTGCCCGCTGGCGTGTTGTGGAGCGGCACGTCGTCCGCGCCCAACTGCTTCATGCGTTCCATGACAGCCTTGAGCATCGCGGGCGTGGGCGGGATGCGGACCAGTTCGCCGGTCTTCTGGTCCATCACCTCCTGCCCGTCGCGGAGTGCTTCCAGCATCCTCTGGTCGAGCAGGTCGGCTAGTTGCTTGCGGGTGTCGCTGCTCATCGTTCTCTCGATTTCTCCGGGAGATTCAGAACGTCACGGCCTAGGTACTCGATGCCCTTGACCAACGGTTCTACTTGCGGAAGGAACAACGCCGAGCGTCGCAACGCCGTGAGATTCTGCATCGAGAAGTCGTATTCGTCGTCGTAGGCCGCGCGGATCACGCCGCCGCCAGCATCGAGCGTGTTGTTGAACCAGTCCACCAATGGGATACTGGTAATGCCGCCGCCCTTGATGTTGGACCCGCGACCGGCAGAGAACAACGGGTCTTCGCGGACGATGGCGCGTGCAGTGTCAATCGCTGCTGGAATAAGAGCCGAGTACGCGCTTCGAGACACGGCGATGGTCCAAGCCTTCTCTGGGTCCAGCCGCTCGCGGCGGTACTCCTCGGCGTCCGGCCTGCCGAGCGAGTCAACGTAGACCTTCATCGTGTAGGCGACGTACATGAGGCCCGTGCCAGCCGCAAAGCGAACAACGGTCTTGGGGTCGCGGGTCTGAATCGACTTGGCGATCTTGGCGTCGCTCGACGCAAGGCTAAACGTGCGGAACTGCGTGAAAGCCTTGCCGAGTTCGTTGTTGACAAGCCACGGGAGTTCGTTGCCGGTGGGGTTCACGAACCAACTGCGAGTAACGGCGTTCACGCCAGCGGAAAACGCGGAGAACGCTTCAAGGTCTTGCCACTTCTCAATGTTTGCGTCCCAGAGTTTGACCTTGCCGTTGGTTTCTGGGCCGGGGATGGCAACCTTGTGTTCGTTGATCTGGGCGGCGATGCGATCCCAAATCTCGTCCGTGAATCCAAACGCCCGCATCTGTGCGGCGGGCGGGCGCTTGCCACTCGTAGCCCACTCGACGACTTGGTGAATGTTCACGTCGCCAACGACGCGATAGCCAAAGTCGTTGGTCATCGTCTGGCCGGTGTACTTGTCCACCATGTACGTCCAGCGGTCAGACTTCGCCTCAAGCGAAGAAAGCACGCTGTCAACGCCGCTGTCGAGGGTCGGCGTGGTGACGTGGGTGCCGTCTACAAGGTTGGACAGGCCGCGACCGCTCATGTACTCGTAGATGCGAAGATTGGCGTTGGAGAGTTTGCCGTCCGCTGCCCGCGCCGTGAAGTCGGGCAGCACGTCCATGTAGCGGGTGACGACCTTGCCAATGTCAGGGGCGATCGCCGAAATCGGCTCTACCGCGTTCTGGACGCGGTTGTAGAAGTTGCCCAGCATCGTGGTACGCAAGCCGTTCCGCATGATGCGGGCGGCTCGGGTGGTGCGGACCCACTTGGTATCCGTCTGCTGCGGGATGCCGATGGCATTGCGCCACGCCGTCTCAAGTCTGGCAATATCCCAATCAATCGTGCTGTCGTCTTGCCTCATCTCGCGGCCCTTCTCGCGGACGCGGTTGGCGATAGCGTCAAAACTAGACAGCGGAGTAGCGGGGTCGTCCGACATGGAGCGGAGAACCTGGGCAGCAACGGCGTTGCCGTGGGCGCGGCGGACGTAGCCCTTAGCGATCACGGCGATGTCGTTTTCGAGTAGGTCCTCAATCGCCAGCACGGAGCCGTCCGCCAGCGGGTGCTGGTACGTCTCGTCAAGGTCGATGCGGTGCTTGAGAATCGGCGGGTTCTTGGCGTCGTCCTTTGGGGCTGCTTGGCGGCGCAGACGCTCGCCGATGGACTCGGCCACGTTTTGCGGCGTCCCGCTGTCCACAAGGTCGGCCACAATCTCGTCAATCGAGCCTTCAAGGAATCCGAGAGAGGCCCGGTGCTGACCACGACGACCGCCATTCACAAAGATGGCTCGGGCCATTGCCGCCAACTGCTTTTCGTTGGCCCAGTCGTTCTTCTTGGCAATAGACGCCGCCAGCGCTTCAAGAACACCCGTCTCGCCCAGCATGGTCGTGCGGCCGTCTGCGGTTACGCTGCGCTGGGTCGCGGCCTCAATCGCATCACGCCGCCAGCGACGGGTAACGTAGTTGTCGAGTTTGTTGTAGTCGTCGGCACCACGCACGTTGTGGCGGCTCATCACGTCGAACGCTTCGTTGAAGGTGCCAACGCTGGCCTTCATGCCCTCGGTCACGCCCGGCAAGCCCTCGTACCCGACGCCGCCGCGACGCTTGGCTTTGGTGACGGCTTCGCGGAACTCCAAATAGGTCAGTTGCCCGCCACCATTCTGGTGCGTCTTGTACGCCTGCTCAAGTTGGTAGAACAGGCTTCCGGTCATCGCTTCGGAACGCGCGGTCGCCCACATGTCTCCGGCTTCGTAGATGCGGCCGTTCTGTTTGGCGATGCCGTCAAACGCCAGCATGTTCCCGGCGCGGCTCACGATCGGGTTGTCGGCATTACTGACGGCGACGTTGATCGCGTTGAGAGTCGTCCACCGGCGGACGTTGCCCGCCCACGGTTTCGCGTCGTCGATGGCGCTGGGGTCAAAGTCGCCAATCTTGAGCGATTCCAGACGTGCCGTGTTGCCAGCGCCACGCAGTTCGTTGGCGGCGGCGGAACCCATCGCGGACTGAATGGGCGCAATCCGCTCGGCCTCGGCAGCAATGGCCTCATTGAGAACGCGGGGGTCTGGCGTGTTGGCCGACTGGACTGACGCGACGTAGGTTTCCGGGCTGGCGTCTAGCGAAGTCACGGCCTCAATCGCCAGCGATTCCCGCCGCGCGTTTGCCTTTGCGTCAAGAGCAAGCGGGAACGCCTCGCGTCCTTTGGGAGTGAGGTTGTTCACCCCAATCTCGGCCACCTGCTCAGATTCAAGCGTCCACCGCAACGCCGGTTCCATCCTCGCTCGAAGGGCCGGGCTGACGCCGCCAGCAACCGCACCCAGAAGGAACGCGCTGCTAATGCCGATCACAGCGTCGCGGTCGTCTTGCTCGGTGAACGGAACCGTCGCGGCGACCGGAGCGGCGGAAGCGGTACCAACGGTCATGGCCGAGCCGACAACCCCAAGCCCGCGAGCGCCAGCAAAGGCTGCTCCAACACCAGCGCCAAATCCACCAAGCCCGGCCAGCGCAACGTCTACGCCCGACATGTCGGGGTTCTCGCTTGCGCGATACGCCTCCGTCGCCGCAAGCGGCACTCCGGCAGCAAGCCCCGCCTTTGCGTAGGTGGCGAGCCGTGCGGCCCGTGTAGCGCCCGCTGCGGCTCCAATGCCGCCCGTCAACACTCCAATGGCGAGCGTTCCGGGGTCCAGCGTGTCGGCGAGAATCTTTGCGGGGATCGCCTTCCATCCCGCATCCGCAAGCGTGCGCCTGCGGTTCATCTTGTCGAGATTGTCAACGTAGAGGCTGTAGAGTTGGTCTGCGCTGCCAGCCCCGCCGTACTTACGCCACAGGTCTTCGTCGATGCCCTCGGTCACGGCGTCAATGTCAACCCGCGACGGGACATAGCCGGGGTCGCGTGTGAAGGACGGGCGAAGCAAAGAGGCCACGGCTTCGCCGGTAAACGTCTCTCGCCACGTCGCCCCAAGTGCGGCCATGAATCCGGCGTCGGGGTTGCCCAGTTGTTCGCTTGGCCGCTCTGGGGTAATAAGTTCCAGCGGCGCGGAACGGCTGAACCATCCGGGGCGGTTCGTTCTGCTCACGGGGCGATTTGGCCTTTCAGAAGTTCCTGATTCTCAATAGCGATGCGAGTCCGCAGCGGCATCGTCATGGCTTTCTTGGTCTTCTCAATGCGGGCCGCGTCGTCGGCCCTCTGGCGTGCCAGAAGTTCCTGTGTCGTAAATGTGAACTCGCCCTTCGGGTCGGGAACGGGCGTGCGAAGCGTCTTGTCGCGGACCTGCCAAAGTTGATTGACAGGATTGAGTTGCAGCGTGTAGTCCTGCCCAGAGCGGCCGTACTTGGCCGCATACTCAGCCGCGATCAAAGAGCCAAGCGTCGGGATGGACTTGCGAAGATCGTCGGTCATGCCGTCCGCCATTGTGCTGGTGTAGACGCCATTGACGACCGCTAACTGCTCGCGGACGATGCGGGACGCCTCGGCAATGGCCTTGTCCGGCGGAACAGACAGTTCGGCAAAGTCCTCGGCGAGACGGCGAACCTCGTTCTCGTACTGGTCGCGGTTGAGCGCCGAACTGCCGCCGGGGTCCGGGATGCTTCCGGGTTTGCTCATGGCATCCCGCACGCGAACACGATCCATCGCGCGAGCCTCAGCCGGACGCGCCGCCGATTCTGCGGCCATTTGCAGAGCCACCGCTGGGTTGTTCTTGGCGAACGGAAGAAGCGTGTTCGCCGCCTCAAAGAACCGCCTGGACTTGTCGTTGCCAAGCCCGTTGGCCCAGATTGGCGCGTAGGTCTTGGCCGCTCGGTAGGTGTTGAATGCGTCAAGAGTTGCCTGGTCCGGCTGTCCACCCTCAAGCATCACACTTGCGCGCATGGCTCCGGCGTCAATGGCAGACGAGAACTCTCGCGGGTACACGCCATTGGCCTGCGACCACGCGAACGCCGCGACCTGCCTTTCGGCAACGGGTATGGACTTGTCGTTGTAGATGCGATTGAGTTCGAGCGACGTTACGGCTTCCTTCGCCTCGGACGCCGTGACCTTGAAGGTTGTTCCATCGCCAACGTCAATCTCTTCGTCTTCAATGGTTGCCAGTGGCGTGCCTGTCTGCACCCGAGCCTGCACGCTTTGGAGATACCCGCCGGTCATGTCCGCGATCTTGATTGGGCGAATGGAACGCTCGGCGCGGGCAGCAAGGTCGGGGTCGGTCGCTCGCAGTTCGTCCAGTTGGTCGGAGTACGGCGTTTTGGATTGAGCGGCCTGAATGATCGCGTCTGCCTTTGCAGACGCCGCCTCACGCCGGTTGCGTTCCGCGCGGTTGTCGATCATGTCCCGCCACTTCGTCGCCTGACCGGGGGCCAGTTGGTCGCCGCGATTGAGGGCGTCCACGGCCTCGCGGACGGTATCAAGGGGCACGCCCTGGTCCATCATGCCCTCAAGCATCGCGTCGGCCTGCTGGTGCTGACGGGACTGCTGCGTGAGTTGTGCAGCCTCTAGCCGGTACTTTGTCTCGGCCACGTCCTCGGCAAACATGCCGTCAGGAATGCGGGACGCGAAACGGTTGTACCGTGCGGTGTCGCCAAGAGCCGCAGCGGCCTTGAGGTTGGGGATGACGACGCTGGCAATCGCGTCTCGCTCATCGAAGCCGAGAGCCTTCGTGCCCTCGATTGCGGCGTCCAGTTGGGCATCGTCCGTCGCTCGGAATGCGGCGTCGCGGAAGCCCGTTGCGGCCTCCTTCTTGCCACGATCCAGCCGGACCTGCCGCTGCTTCTGGAGGGCACCGGCGAGGGTGGGCACGTTGGCCCGATACGCCTCTTTCCACGCCTCGGGGCGGTCGGCGTACTGCGTAGAAATCAGGTTCTCGACCAGATTGCTCGCAAACTCGGGGGCGTCGGCCCCGTTGGGCAGGGCGACATTCTCATTCTCAATGTCCTCGGCAAGCGTCACGGCGTCCAGTGACCAAGCACGCTGACCAAGCCCCGACTGCGCCTGATCTTCCTGCGCCCGCTCACGCGCCGCGACATTCCCCGCCGTCGCCACAACCTGCCCCACAAGCCCGAAGGCTTCGAGCATGTCGTTGGGCAGGCTGGAACGCTGGATCGCACCCGTGGCGGGCACGTCGAAGACCTGCAACGGCTGCGACTGCACGGCGTCCGCGAGTT